ACTTTAGGATTGGGTTCTATTGCATTATTGAGTGCAATTGATATCTCTGCTAATACTAACTTAGCGGTATCAGATACAACTAACGTTGATATGATACTAACTGGTGATACAATATCAGCTAACCTAACAGGTGGAGTAATAAGTGGTTCATCACAAGTTGTTTCATCTCTTTCTAATCAGGCAACTGATTTTGGAAGTGGTAGAATAAGTGGAGCATCCATTGGTGATGTTGCAGGAACTTCAACTATAACAGGTTCATTTGTTGGTGATGGTTCATCATTAACAGGTGTTGCAAGTACTCTTGATATTAGTGGTTCTTCTGGAAACGGTTCAATTGCTCTTAAAACACAAGATTTAAGTATTGTTGGTACATCCAATGAAATTGAAACTTCTGTATCAGGACAAACTATAACTGTTGGTATTGTAACAAATCCAACTTTAACTGGTAATGTAACTGTAACTGGTAATCTAAGTGTTGAAGGTACAACTACAACTATTGATTCTACAACGGTAAACATCGGTGATAGAATTATTGAACTTAATTACGCTGGAGGTACGGGAGATGCTGGACTTTTAGTTAGTGATATAGATGGTGGTTCTACAACAAGTGGTTCATTACTATGGGATGCTTCAACTGATTATTGGATGGCTGGAAAACTTGGAAGTGAAAAGGAAATTGCAACATTAAACGCTTCTCCTACTTCTAATACAGTTCTAAAAGCAAACGCTAGTGGATTATTAGTTGATTCTGTACTTTCAGATGATGGTACTGATGCAACGTTTAGTGGTGATATTACTGTAACTGGTTTAGCCGCCGGTGCAAACGGAGCTTTCTTATATACTGATGCTAACGAAAAGTTACAAGCTGTTGATGCTTCAACTGCTGGTGATGTAATTCAATGGAATGGTTCTTCATTTGTTGCGAGTAACTCAATAGATGGTGGTACATTCTAATCGGAATATACTTAAAAAACGAATCCCCCCTCGAAAGTTGGGGGATTTTTTTATACTTTTATTTTTTCTATACTTATATACGTGGGATAAAGTCACAGAAAACTCCAATTTTATAAAGGAGTGATATTTATATACAACAAACAGGAATTATCAGATAAATGGCTGCAATACTAAAATTAAGAAGAGGAACTTCATTCACATCACTTCAGGAATCTGAATTGTTCTATAATACATCACTTGAAACTATTGTTATTGGTGATGGTAGTGGCTCAAACACGAGCTCTAAGATACTTGTAAAACTAAATGAATCAAATAGTGGTTCACTTCATTTATTGTCAGATATTACAGGTTCACATATATCGGCAAGTGGAGATATCTATGCATCGAGTATAGAAACAACAGGAGATGCAACCATCGGTGGAAACATTGTATTGGCCGGTAATATTTTCTTAGGAGATGGAGATAATTCATCCGATAATGTTAGTATTAATTCATCATTTAGTGGTTCGTTCCTCCCAACTGCAGATGCAGTATTTACTTTAGGTACTCCATCAAAAAGATATTTAGATATAAGAGTAGTAAGTGCTTCAATTGAATCTATATCACTTCCTGGTAGTACAATACTTTCATCCTCAGTAACAAATTTTACTAATTACTCACAATCAGTAGATAGTAGATTAGATATAGAAGAAGTAAAAAGTGTAATTTTAGAAACAGTAACATCATCTTTAGATAGTAGATTAGATGTTGAAGAAGCAAAAAGTGTAATTTTAGAAACAGTAACATCATCTTTAGATAGTAGAATTGGTCAATTAGAAACTGATACTGGTTCACAAGATAATAGATTAGATAACTTAGAATCAACTACTTCATCACTTGATAGTAGAGTTGGTCAATTAGAAACTGATACTGGTTCACAAGATGGTAGATTAGATAACTTAGAACTAACATCAGCATCTCACGATAGTAGATTAGATATAGAAGAAGCAAAAAGTGTAATTTTAGAAACAGTAACTTCTTCACTTGATAGTAGATTAGATATAGAAGAAGCAAAAAGTGTAATTTTAGAAACAGTAACATCATCTTTAGATAGTAGATTAGACCAAGTAGAAGTAATAACCTCTTCTCTAAATTCCACTTACGAATCAATTGGTAACGGAATAGTTAGTGGTTCATCTCAAGTAAATTATTCATCACTTAGTGGAATAAATAACGATATAGTTTCTGCATCAACTGATACTAATCAAGTTGATATAATTATCAATGATGGTAGTATATCCGCAAACTTAAAAGGAGGTGTAGTAAGTGGTTCAATACAAATATTAGGTGGAAGTACAATTCTTTCATCATCAAACGAAACTTTTACCACATTTTCATCTTCAGTTGATACTCGATTAGATACAATAGAAGGGCCACTTTCTACATCAATAGATAGTAGATTAGATTTACTAAGTAATGTATCTCATTCACATTCAAACAAAACTCAACTTGATAATATAAATCAAAATTTATCAACAACATCAGATGTAACATTTAATACTGGTTCGTTTACTGGTAATGTTACGGTGACAGGAGATTTAACTGTTTTAGGAGATGCAACAGAAATCTCAACAACAGAATTACGAATTGAAGATAAATTAATAACGGTTGCAAGTGGTTCAGCCGATTCAGCAGCTGCTGATGGTGCTGGTATCGAGATAGATGGTGCTGGTAAATCATTACAATGGGATCACAATACAACTTCCTTCGTATTAGATGCAAAAGTAAGTTCATCAGTAGGATTTAAAGGAGAAGGTGGGGAACTAACAGGTATTGATACCGACCAAGTTACCGAAGCTGGTAACCTTTATTATACAGATGCTAGAGTAAAAACAAAATTAGATGCCGAAACAGTAATTAGTGGTTCATCTCAAGTTACTGGTGATTTAGATTCAAGATATGAATCAATTGGTAATGGAATAGTTAGTGGTTCATCTCAAGTAGATGCTGACCAAACAACTGGTTGGATAGCTGATGTAAGAAAACAAATAGATAATGTAGGATTAATATCAGGTTCTGTACAAGTAAATGCAAATACAATAACTAATTTCGATAGTAATGTAAAAACAAAATTAGATGCAGATGCGGTACATAGTGGTTCATTCTTAGGAACATCAACTACCGCAAACTTATCCGAAAATACAAACCTTTATTATACAGATGCAAGAGTAAAAACAAAATTAGATGCTGAAACAGTAATTAGTGGTTCATCTCAAGTAACTTATTCAAGTATTACAGGAATACCAACAACTATAACTGGTGGACAAGCATCTGCTATTATAGCCAACACATCAAAGGTTGGATATACAGATGCATTGGTAAAATTAAAAACTGATGCAGATAATGTACATAGTGGTTCTTTCTTAGGAACATCAACTACAAGTGATTTAACAGAAGGTACTAATTTATACTATTCAGAAACAAGATTTAGTTCTTCTTTAGATAAGAGAGGAATAATTAGTGGTTCTACATTTAGTTCACCAACACAAGGTACTGTACGAGCTACAATTAATGGAGCAAATACTGATGTTGATACTGGTTTACAAACTGGTGACTCACCAACATTCACTACATTAACACTTTCAAGTGTTGCATCGGGTGGTTCATCTGATTACGATGCATTATTTAACGTAGGAGGATTATTTAAGAAAAGAACACTAGGAACATCAGCATTTTATGCAGTATCTGCTTCTATTGCAGATGACCCTAACTCTGTACCAACAACAAAAGCTGTAAATGATGCTTTAGTTGCCGCAGGTGCTGGAGATATTACAGCAGTAAACTCTACAACAACAATATCACCAACTACGACAGGTTTAATACACACAGAAGAAGGAACAAGTGATGCTGGTGCATATGGTAATACTGGTAATATAGTTATTGCAATTGATACTGGTTCAGCTCACTTTGTAAATGGAGTTTCAGCAGCTGGTGCACCTTCAGGAACAGTTTCAGGTTCTCAACAAGTAATTGACCATTTACCAACTGGTACTGTTAGTAGTTCAGCTCAATTAGCAAACTCAACAGTATCTAACGAATCATTAAACTCTTATAGTGCATCTGCAATTACTGCAACTGCAGTACAAGATTCAAGATTAGGTTTCTTATCAACTGAAACAGGTTCTATATCAACTGAACAAGGAGTACAAGACCAAAGATTAACTGCAATTGAATCTGTAAGTGGTTCATTCTTAACTGGAACAATTGATATTTCAAGTGGAACAAATTTAGCAGTATCTGATACAACTAATGTTGATATGATTTTAACTGGAGATACATTAACTGCAAACTTAAAAGGTGGTGTAATTAGTGGTTCTTCTCAAGTAGACCATGATTCAACTACAAACTTTGTAGCAAACGAACATATTGACCACTCATCAATTACTCTTGGCAGTGGTAAAGGTTTAAGTGGTGGTGGTACTATTGATACAAATAGAAGTTTATCATTAGATACTGGTTCAGTACACTTCCAAGAAGGAGTTGAATTAGTACTTCCAGCAGGAACAGTAAGTGGTTCATCTCAAGTACAAATAAATTCAGTTACTGGATTCTCTGCTGTAAGTACATCACTTGATGATAGAATAGATACTTTAGAAGGTGATACTCATGAAAATGTATTAACGTTCGGTGATACTGCAAATATTGATTTAATAAGAACTACAAATAATATAACTGCAAATATTAAAGGAGGAATCTTTAGTGGTTCTGTTCAAATAGCAGCAGGTGGTGATTTAAGTGGTAATGTTGATTCATTAACTGTTGGAAGTGTACAAGGAGTTGCATTAACAAGTGGTGAGGCTACTCAAATAGCAGCTATTGGTACAAACACAATCTCAGCAACACAATGGGGATACTTAGGAGCTTCTAATCAAGGAATAACAACAACTTCAGATGTAACTTTCGCAAGTGCTTCATTAAGTAATGTTGTAATTAGTGGAAACTTAACTGTACTTGGTGATTCTGTTGCAATAAATGTTTCAGACCTTAAGATAGAAGATAAATTAATAACAGTTGCAAGTGGTTCAACAGATTCAGCAACCGCCGATGGTGCAGGTATCGAAATAGCAGGAGCTAATGAATCAATTACTTGGAATCATGCAAATACACGATTTAATATATCAGATGATATTCATGTAACTGGAACTATAAAAGCAACCGATGATATTATTGCATTTTCATCATCAGATAGAGAGTTAAAAAACAATATTTTACCAATTACCAGCCCACTTGAAAAAATAAATAAAATTGGAGGGTATTCTTTTGATTGGAATACTGAAAAACAACATATTTATAAAGGTAAAGATTATGGTGTAATTGCTCAAGAAATTGAAAAAATCTTACCAGAATTAGTACAAACTCGTGAAGATGGATATAAAGCAGTTAAATATGATAAATTGGTTTCATTATTAATTGAGGGTATTAAGGATTTATCGAAAGAAGTTGATGAATTGAAAAGAAAAATAGAAAAATAATATAGGATACACAACTATGGCTCAAATAATTAAATTAAAAAGAAATATTGCTGCTGGTAATAAACCAACTACATCTGATTTATCAATTGGTGAGTTAGCAATGAACGTTCACGATGGAAAAGTTTTCCTTCGTAAAAGTGGTTCTGCTGGTGAGGGTGATAATATTAAAGAAATTGTTACACTTGATCATGAAGGTACTCTAAGTGGTTCAGTAAGTATAGTAGGTATAGTTTCAGCTTCAGCTTTTCAAGGTGATGGTTCTGCTTTAACAGGTATTTCAGTATCTCAAAATGCAACTGTAAAACAATCTTTTACAAATGCTGATACATGGAGTGTAGAACATAACTTATCTACTCCAAATGCAATTGTTCAAGTATATGATGCAAATGATTTTCAAATGATTCCTGCAACATTACAGATAATTGATGATGATAATGTAAGAGCAACTTTTCCAACTATACAAAGTGGATACGCGGTTGTTGCAAGAGGTGGTCAGATAGTTAGTGGTTCGGTAGATGTTGAAAATATTGCAGGACTTAGTGCAACAGTTTTAAACTCAATTAATGACAGAGCAGTATTTAGTGGTTCGGCTCAAGTATCCTTAAGTGGAGATGTAACTGGAACAGCTGCAGCTACTGTTATAGGAACTGTTGATGGAGAAACTTTTTAATTAAAAAAACATATTTATAATAAGTAAATAAAATAGGAATAAAAAAAAGATGATTATACATAACCCCAAAATTTCAGGCTCACTTCAATTTCCATCTGATGAGAATGGAAATTTAATAAGCTTAACCGTAGAAAACGGTACTCTTGAAACAAAAACCTTAAATTCAAGTGGAGTTGACCAATCTATTCAACCAGCGGTAAATTATTCTGGATCATTTACTGGTTCATTTGTAGGAGATGGTTCAAGTTTAACTGGAGTATCGGCAATTAATATAGATGCACTATCTTCTCTTGGTGGAGCTACGATTGCACAAGGAGATAATTTAGTTATAAGTGATGCTGGAACAGAAAAGAAAGTAACTTTTTCTAATTTAGAAGATAGTGTATTTGGAAATATAAGTGGAGATGTAGTAATAGCAGCTGGGGGAGTTGCAACCATACAAGCAAATTCAGTAGTATTAACAACCGACACAACTGGTGATTATGTAGGAACAATTACTGGTGGAACTGGAATAACTTCAACCGCCGCAACAAGTGGTGAAGGTACAACTCACAGTTTAAGTGTAGATGCAGCTCAAACACAAATTACATCAGTTGGAACAATTGGAACTGGTACTTGGCAAGGAACTACGATAGCTGTTAATCAAGGTGGAACAGGAGTAACAACTAAAACAGGAACAGGAAATGTAGTATTATCAAGTTCACCAACATTGGTAACACCAGCTTTAGGAACACCATCAGCATTAGTTGGTACAAATATTAGTGGAACAGCAGCAAGTTTAACAGTTGGTGCAACCACAGGAGTTGAAGCAGGTGCCGATGTAACAGATGCAGCAAATGTATTAACTTCTCTTCCAGCAGGAGTAGTATCAGGTTCAGACCAAGTTGCTTCAACATTCGCACAAACTATTTTAGATGATACAACTGCTGGTGGTGTTAGAACTACAATCGGAGTTGATGCTGCAGGAACAGTAAATTATACCTTACCAACTAACTTAGCTGGTGATGCTGTAGATATCGATACAACTGCATTGACAGGGGCAACTATAATATCAGATTTAGATATTAATATAACAACGAACACGAGTGGACTTGTAACAGATGCAAACGGAACTGTTGCAACAAGAGAATTAACAAAGGGTGATATTGGATTAGGTAATGTAGATAATACAACAGATGCTTTAAAACCAGTTTCAACTGCTGGTCAAACTGCATTGGATTTAAAAGCTAATTTAGCTTCACCAACATTAACTGGTAATCCAGTTGCACCAACACAAGCTGATAATGATAACTCTACTAAAATAGCAACAACTGCTTATGTACAAAGAGAAGTATCTGATTTACTAGGTGGAGCACCTGCAGCTTATGATACATTATTAGAAATTTCTGCAAGTATTGCAAACGGAGATTCTGATGTAGTTGCATTAACAACAACAGTAGGAACAAAATTAGCAAAAGCAAGTAACTTATCTGATTTATCAAATGCTGGAACTGCAAGAACAAATTTAGGAATTGCTGGAGGAACAGCAGGACATTTCTTAAAACACGATGGTACATTTGGTTTACCTTCTTATACAACAAATACGAATACAACATATTCTATTCAAGATGGAGAGTTATCACAAATTAACTTTACATCAGCCGATAATACTAAATTAGATGCAATCGAAGCATCAGCAGACGTAACGGATTCAACTAATGTAGTTGCTGCTTTAACCGCTGGTACAAATGTTACTATTTCTGCTGGAGGTACAATTGCTTCTACGGATACAAACACGACTTATTCAGTTGGTGCGGGTGGTTTAACACAACAAAACTTTACAACTACTCTAAAATCGAAATTAGATGCTATTGAAGCATCAGCAGATGTAACAGATGCAGCAAATGTATTAACTTCATTACCTGGTGGAACTGTTAGTGGTTCAGTACAAATAACACATGATAGTACAACTGGTTTTGTAGGAAACGAACATATTGATTGGACAACAGACCAAGGTGCTACTAATTTACATAGTGGAAATTATACGGATACAAATACAACGTACTCAGTAGGAGCTGGTGGTTTAACACAACAAAACTTTACAACTACTCTAAAATCTAAATTAGATGCAATCGAAGCATCAGCAGATGTAACGGATACAGCAAATGTTAAATCTGCATTAAACGCTTCTTTAGGTGGAACTGCAACATTCGGTGATTCATCTGATACAATTACAGTTGCTGGTAATTTAGTAGTAACTGGAACAACAACAACAGAAAACATTGAAACACTTAGTACTTCTAATGGAATTATATTTGAAGGAACAGTTGCTGATGATTTCGAAGGAACATTAAAGGCCGGTGGATTAACTGCTGATAGAGTTTATACATTACCAGATACAACAGGAACAGTTGCATTAACTTCTCAATTAGCTACTGTTGGTGATGGGGGATTAACTCAAATTAACTTTACATCGGCAGATAATACTAAATTAGATGGTATTGAAACTTCTGCAACGGCTGACCAAACAGCAGCAGAGATTAGAACTTTAGTAGGAACTGGAAATAGTAATTTCGTTCCATCAGCAGGAACAGCAGGACATTTCTTAAAACATGACGGAACATTCGGAATACCTTCATATACTACCAATACCAATACAACATATTCAGTTGGTGATGGTGGATTAACTACCAATGACTTTACAGATGCTGACCATTCAAAACTAAATGCAATTGAAGCAAGTGCTACGGCAGATCAATCAAATGCAGAAATTGTAGCAGCCGTTGAAGCTGGTACAGATTCAAATACATTTACAGATGCTGACCATTCAAAACTAAATGCAATCGAAGCATCAGCAGATGTAACGGATTCAACTAATGTAGTTGCTGCTTTAACCGCTGGTACAAATGTTACTATTTCTGCTGGAGGTACAATTGCTTCTACGGATACAAACACAACGTACTCAGTTGGTGCGGGTGGTTTAACACAACAAAACTTTACAACTACTCTAAAATCTAAATTAGATGCTATTGAAGCATCAGCAACGGCTGACCAATCAGCAGCTGAAATAAGAACTTTAGTAGGAACTGGAAATAGTAACTTTGTACCGGTAGCTGGTACAGTAGGACATTTCCTAAAACACGATGGTACTTTTGGTTTACCTTCATACACTACTAATACGGATACAAACACTCAACTATCACAAGAACAAGTTGAAGATTTCGTTGGTGGAATGTTAGGTGGAACTGAGACAGGAATAACTGTAACTTATCAAGATACAACTGGTGATATTGATTTCGTAGTAGCAACACAATCGGATGTTAACTTCACTTCAGCTTTAAACACTAAATTAAGTGGAATTGAAACCTCAGCAACCGCTGACCAATCAGCAGCTGAAATAAGAAGTTTAGTAGGAACTGGAAATAGTAATTTCGTACCAGTAGCTGGAACAGTAGGACATTTCTTAAAACACGATGGTTCATTTGGTTTACCTTCATATACTACTAATACGGATACAAATACTCAGTTATCAACTGAAGCAGTACAAGATATAGTAGGTGCTATGTTTAGTGGAAACACCGAAACAAGAATATCTGCTACATATGTAGATGGAGATGGAACTATTGATTTAGTTGCAGATGATATGACGGCCAACACAAATACTACAACAACGGCCGATGTTAAATCTGCATTAAACGCTTCTTTAGGTGGTGCCGCTACAATCGGTGATTCATCTGATACAATCACATTCCCTGGTAGTATAACCGTAACCGGTACAACAACTACAAATAATGTAGCAACTGTATCAACAAGTAACGGTGTGATATTTGAAGGAAACGCGGCAGATGCATATGAAGTAACATTACTTGCAGGAAGTGTAACAGCTGATAGAACAATAACATTACCAGATACAACAGGAACAGTTGCATTAACTTCTCAATTAGCTACTGTTGGTGCGGGTGGTTTAACACAACAAAACTTTACAACTACTCTAAAATCTAAATTAGATGCTATTGAAGCATCAGCAACCGCTGACCAAACAGCAGCTCAAATAAGAACTCTTGTTGGAACTGGAAATAGTAATTTCGTTCCATCAGCAGGAACTGCAGGACATTTCCTAAAACACGATGGTTCATTTGGTTTACCTTCATATACTACTAATACCAACACTACATATTCAGTAGGAGATGGTGGATTAACACAGATAAACTTTACTTCAGCCGATAATACTAAATTAGATGGTATTGAAACTTCTGCAACTGCTGACCAAACAAAAGCTGATATAAATGCTTTAGATATCACAGAAGTTGGAACAATTTCAAGTGGTGTATGGCAAGGTAGTGTTATCGCAGATGCATACTTATCAACAAATACGGCACACTTAAGTGGAACACAAACATTAAGTGGAGCTAAAACATTCTCTAACACAACCGCTTCTACAACTAAAACAACCGGAGCAGTTATAGTGACTGGTGGAGTTGGTATAAGTGGAGCATTGAACGTAGGTGGAGATATTGTAGCATATGCATCTTCAGATGAAAGATTAAAAGATAACATTGAATTAATTTCAAACCCAATAGAAAAAGTACAACAATTAAAAGGTGTAACTTGGGATTGGAATTCAAACGCTGATATATTACAACAAACATTACCAAATGTTGGTGTAATTGCACAAGATGTAGAAAAAGTACTTCCTCAGTTGGTAATTGATAGAGATAATGGATTTAAGGGTGTAGATTACGCCAAACTTACTGGATTACTTATAGAAGCTATTAAAGAACAACAAATACAAATAGAGGAATTGAAAAGTAAAATATCTTAACAATATCGGTTAATCTTATATAAGGTTATTCAGTATAGTTAGGAAATTTGATAATAAACTTGTAAAATACATATATATCTTTATATAAAGGTCATGTATTCTGTGAGAAGTATTGTAATTTTATTAATTAGAAAAAGATTGTCATATATATGGCCCAGGTAGTTAAACTTAAAAGAACATCGGTACCAGGTAGAGTACCAACAACATCCAACATCGCTCTCGGTGAATTGGCCATTAATACGTATGATGGAAAGTTGTATTTTGAAAAGGATAGTGGTACACCATCTATTCTTGAACTAGCAACACAAGATTCTTTTGACTTTTTTACTTCATCATATGACTCTAGATACGTTAACCTAACTGGCAATGAAACCATTGCAGGTAACAAAACATTTTCAAACAACGTAATAATATCAGGTGACCTCTCAGTAGAGGGTACTACAACAACTATTGACACCACATCACTTAATATAGGTGATAATATCATAGAACTTAACTATGGTGGTTCATCCACAACAGGTGGTATCTATATAAAGGACGCAACTGGTAGTTCTACCGTAAGTGGTTCATTACTATGGAATTCTACAAACGATGTATGGACGGCCGGTATAAGTGGTTCTGAAATAGCAATAGTAGATTTAAGTAGTACACAAACTCTCACAAACAAATCAATTGATGGTGATAATAATACCATTGAAAATTTAGCTAACGCTTCACTTACTAATTCTACAATAACCATTGCTGGTATATCAACTCCACTTGGTAATTCAATAACATTAGCTCAAATAACTGGTGGAACAAGTATTGTATCTGGTTCTTCACAATTAACATCAACATTTTTATCAAAATTAGGAGATTCTGTAATAAGTGGTTCAGGACAAATAAATGGTAGTACTTTAAGTAGTATGACCGTTAGTGGTTCATTTAGTGGTTCGTTTCAAGGAGATGGTAGTAGTTTAACAGGATTATCAGTAGACCAAGTTGCAACCGTAACAGATACGTTTACTAATGCAACTTCTAAAGCAGTAACTCACAACTTTGGTACAAAAAATGTAATAGTTAGTGTATATGATGATAACGATAGTTACTTTTTACCAAGTTCAATCATAACAACCAATACAAATACAGTAACCGTAACATTTGCAAGTACTGAAAGTGGAAGAATCGTTGTAGCTAAGGGTGGACACGTTGTACAAGGAACTGCATCTGATGCAAATCTATTAGATGGTGAAGATGGAATATATTACTTAGATTATGATAATTTTACAGATGTTCCAAGTGGAATTATAAGTGGATCATCTCAAGTAACAGATTTAACCACATATAAACAAACTATAACTGGTGCAACTTCTTATGTAATATCTCATAATCTAAACGAACAATATCCAATAGTACAATGTTGGAATACAGTTACATCTCAACAAGAAATACCAAATTCAATAACAACAAACTCAGTAAATCAAGTAACTGTTGTATTTTCTACAACTTTTGCAGGAAAAGTAATTATTAAAAAGTAATTTATGATGTATGATGTATATTATACTACTGGTGGAGGACCTTGGGTAAATGCTGGTACTGATACTTGGGTAAATTTATGGTTAGAGTTAATTGCACCCAAATTAGATGTAAAACCTATACTTCTTTTACATAGAAACAAACCAAAAGGACATGAAGATTACGAATTTCCAATAGAAGCCCATTGGCACGGTGATGATATTGATAAATTTGAAGAATTGTGTAATGGTGCAAGAAGAATCAACATATTACATGGACATTATACTCCAATGAAGGTAATAGAAGAGAACAAACACAAAATACATTCAAACATATTACATAATTCAGTAGATCATATATTAAAATCATCAATGGGAAATGATAGTTCATTTGTACAACACCCATATATGGATTCAAAGTGGGAAACTGAAATAAATGATATATCAACTCATTCTATATGGGTCGGTTTATTTGATATATTGATAAAAAATAAAAATATACCTAATTTTTACGAATTTAAACAAAACTTACCATTAACTGATTCTAAGAGAATAGGATTTGCAGCAAGAACCGAGGGTAGAAAGAATCCTCGTTACTTGGATGGGTTACCATCATATGTATTTACTAATTCAAGTGAGTTTAATACTCTTTGGAAAAATGGATTAAAAATGGATACTCGTAAAATGAAAATGTATCATTATAAATCCGAATATAGAGATGTATTCTATAATATGGATTGGGGTATATCTCATTCATGTTTTAATAATGAACCATTTGGATATGGTATATTTGAGGCAGTAGATTATGGTAAATTACCAATTTTACACAAAACTTGGTGTAAAGATTTTAAATATCCTTACAGAGCTTCATCTAAAAAAGAATTTAGTGATATTTATACTCAGTTAATCAATACTCCTTACGAAGAAAAAAATCAATGGTTTTTATCTTTAAAATCATTTATGAAAGAAAATTTCACAGATAAGGATGGGTGGATAACCGAATTAGTTTATATTTATAATATATAGGAAAGATATACAATGGCAAGAGTCTCAGGAGATACACTTAGTTTAAATAATTTAGCAGGAGCAACCGGTATTACACAAGGTGCAAATGTATCATTAAACGCAATAAATAGTTCAGCAGGAACTATTGTAAAATTAGATGATTATGGAATCGATACCGTTGGTTCAATTGATGGATATACTTATGCAGTTGAAGCTACAAATGAAACTTATACACTTGGTTTTACCGTAGCTGGTTCTAAGTTTGGATCAATTTCATCTAGATATCAAAATTTCACATGGTCAGTTACTCCTACTTACAACTCTTCAGCATCTACTGCTGGTTTTTTAAGTATTGCTGCAAATCAAGATGTATCCGCTGTAATTACAGTTGGTGGAGTAAATCCACAAGGAGCAAGTGACCAAACAACTTTATTAGGTGCACAATCACATACACTTAGTGGAACTTTTGCAGATGGTTTTAATGATCATGCCACAAATTACAATTCAGCTAGAACAAAAACTGTTTATGCTGTAGATTCATATGATGGTAACTCAACCGCATTATGTTTAACAATAGATTCACCTGTAACATTATCAGATGGTACTATTGTAGAAGTTGGTGATTTAGAAGAAGGAGATGTATTGAGAGGATTTTCAATTGGAGGATTAGGAACTGAAGAAAGTGGTTTCTTAGATTGGTCAACCGATTCATTAACAACAACTGCACAAGATGTGGAAGTTGTAAATTTAGTATATTCTTTTTCAGGTAGACATTATGATATTAATGATGGTGAAATAACTGCAACTGCAGAACACCCAATGTTAGTTAAAGATGGTAATGATGGAGAATATAGATTCAAAGAAATGTTTAACATTACTACAAACGATAAATTAATTAAAGAAGTTTCTGGTGTTATTACTGAAATTGATGTAATATCTATTGATATTATAAATCAAACATCAGAGATAGTATCTATTGATGTTGAAACAAATGATACTTATTTAGTTAATGGATATATAACTCACAATAAAGGTGGTAATTCACATACTGATGAAACTGCAGGTGCTGTACCAACTTCATTAGCTTGGACGAATGGTACTCTTACACTTTCTTGGTCAGGAGATGGTACAAATGATGTATATGATGTACAGATAGATAATAATTCAGATTTCTCATCAACATTAGTTAGTCAAACACTATGGTCAGCAACTTCAGTTGTAACAACAACAGATAGTGGTACTTTTGATATAGGAACGGGTACACGATATGCAAGAGTAAGACAATATTCAACAAATGGTTTGGTAAGTGCATACTCTGCAACTTTAACATTTACGGTTAGTTAAATAATAATTTAACGTTTATTAAAAAACTATATATTTATATATACACTTGACAAAAACAAAAATATATCAAAATGGCGAAAACAATTAAGTTTACAAAAGAAGAAGTACAAGAAGTACAACAACTAAGACAAGATGTTGCAAATCTTTTTACAAGATTAGGACAACTTCAAATAGAAAAGAAAAGAAGACTAGATGAACTCGAACAAGTTGAAAAAGATTTAATATCTCAACATTCAGGTTTAGTCGAAAAAGAACAAACAATGTTTAAGGGATTGAATGGCAAATATGGTGATGGTAATTATGATCCAGCTACTAACATATTCACTCCAACAGAAGAAAAAGAAAAAAAAGAAGAAATTTTAACAACATCTGAAGTATAAATCATATTTTAGAAAAAGTTATTTATACTTATATACGAGTATGAATATTCAACACATTAACTAAGGAGTAAAATAAAATGGCAGAAAAAATTGTATCACCTGGAGTATTTACGAGAGAAAATGACCTTTCTTTCTTATCACAAGGTATTGGAGAAATAGGAGCAGCTGTAATAGGACCTTTCAAAAAGGGCCCAGCCTTCGTACCAACCGTTGTAAACACCCAATCGGAATTCGAACAGATTTTCGGTACACCTGATGGTTCTTACTATACAGGATATACCGTACAAAACTACCTAAGAGAAGCAGGAACAGTAACTATTGTTCGTGTCGGTCAAACAGGTGGTTACACACAAACAGTACCTGTAGCTATAGCAATTAGTAGCTCAGATTCAACAAAACATGGAACTGTAATAGGAACATTATTTGAAACCCACTTAGGAGTAGGTGGTTTAGCTAGTTCTACTTTAACACAAGGACCAGTAAGTTCATCGGAATTTAATATCACAGTAAGTGGTTCTTCTGTAATATCTTCATCTATTGACCCTACTAAGGGAAATGATTTAGGTGATGTATTCGGAACAAACCCAAGAGGTATTAAAAGTTCTTATGTATATAATTATTTTGAAAGTGAAGCAGCAACTCAAGTTACTGCAGGATTTGATGGACTTGAAGTAGTTGAATTAGCTAATCAAGACATTACTCAAGATATTAAAAACGCTTCAACTCCATGGATTCAATCTCAATTGATTTCAGGAGAAAGACATAACCTATTCAAGATACATACTCTTGGTGATGGTTCTAACTATAATAAAGAATATAAAGTATCTATCTTTAACGTTAAACCAGCTGGTTCTAACAACTCTACTGATTACGCAACTTTCGCAGTAGCTATTAGAGAGTATAAAGATACTGATAAAAGAAAAACTGTATTAGAAACATATAACAATGTTAACTTAGACCCTGCATCTCCTAACTACATCAAAAAAGTAATTGGTGATAGAAACTTAGTAATTGATGCAAACGGTAAACAAACAGAAAATGGTGATTATCCAAATCGTTCTAAGTATATAAGAGTTGAAACTTCAGCTGAAGGTTCATTCCCTCTTGTTGCTGGACCATTTGCACACGCTAAATATTACAATCCAATTTATATGGGTGGTAGTTTATCTGAATCTGATGTACCTGCAGTAATATTCTCTACTGGTTCTGATGTAAACAACGCTTCTAAAGCAGTTGCTTATAGTGGTATTGATTTAGAAACTGTACAAGTTAAGATAGATAATAACAATTACTTATCTGTAATTCCTGCATCAGCAACACAAGGTAGTAATACTGTATTTGCTTTTGATGGAACTGTAACTATAAAAGGTGGTACTAAAGCCTTTGGATATGAATTGACTGGTTCTTTATCAAAAGATATAAACAAAAGACAATTTGTTGTTGGATTCCAAAATGGATTCGATGGTATATCTCCAACTACTGAAATCGCGTTGGCTGGTTCATCTGCAAACTTTGGTAGTGGAAACTCACAAGGATTTGATTTATCCACTTCAACCTCTGTTGGTTCTGTTGCATATGTAAAAGCAATCAACTCAGTATCTAACCCAGATGATTTTGATATTAATTTAGTATCTGTACCTGGAATCGTAAGAAGACATCATTCTTATGTATTTGATAAAGTTGTTGATATGTGTGAAGCTAGAGAAGATGCATTCTTCATCGGAGACGTTGTGGGTGTAACTTATAATAGTGGAACATCACAAACAACTTCTGATACTATATCACAAGCAATCGAACAAGGTGCAGCAATTGATTCTAACTACGTAGGTACATACTACCCATGGGTTAAAACAATTGATTCAAGAACAAATAAACTTATTTCAGTTCCACCATCAGTATTGATGCCTGGGATATATGCTTCTAACGATGCAGTTGCAGCCGAATGGTTTGCACCAGCAGGTTTAAATAGAGGTGGTATAGTAGGTGCTATATCTGTACTAAACAGATTAACACACGCTGAAAGAGATGAATTATATGAAGGAAAAATTAATCCAATCGCTCAGTTCCCTGGAGAAGGTATCGTAGCATTTGGACAAAAGACACTTCAAGATAAAGCATCGGCACTTGATAGAATCAATGTTAGAAGATTGATGATTAAAGTTAAGAAGTATATAGCTTCTACATCAAGATACTTAGTATTTGAACAAAATACTTCTACAACAAGAGGTAAATTCTTAAATACTGTGAATCCTTATTTAGAAGGAATACAACAAAGACAAGGATTGTATGCATTTAGGGTGGTAATGGATGAGAGTAATAACACACCAGATGTAATCGACAGAAACATATTGGCTGGACAGATTTTCTTACAACCAACTAAAACTGCCGAATTCATCGTGTTAGATTTCAACATCTTACCGACTGGGGCATCTTTTACGGCATAATTAATTAAAAATAAAAAAACCTTATATTTATTAATATAAAAGGAGATAAACAACATGGCAGAAGTATTAGAATTTAACGATATGTTTTATACCAATTTCGAACCAAAGATGAAGAATAGATTCATCATGGAAATCGATGGTATCCCTTCATATTTAATAAAAACAGCAAATAGACCTTCAATTCAGTTTGAAACTATTACCCTAGACCACATTAACGTTAAACGTAAATTAAAAGGTAAGGGAGAATGGCAAGATGTAGAAATTACATTATTTGACCCAATCGTTCCAAGTGGAGCTCAATCAGTAATGGAATGGGTGAGAACATCACATGAATCTATTACAGGTAGAGATGGATATGCAGATTTCTATAAGAAAGATGTACAAATATATCTATTAGGACCAGTTGGTGATAAGATTGAACAATGGACTCTTAAAGGTGCATTTATCAACAATGCAGTGTTTAATGATTTAGATTGGAGTTCAAATGACCCAGCAGAAATCACATTGACATTATCTTATGATTACGCTATCTTAGAATTCTAATAAGAATTAAAAATATATTTACTGAAAAGGTTCTCTTTGTGAGAACCTTTTTTTTTCTCATTTTTCAAAAGTTATATATTTATATACGAACAAAATAAACAAAGTTATGGCAAAATTCGATTTTCCAACGGAAGTAATAGATCTTCCATCACAGGGTAAACTTTATCCTGAATCTAGTCCTTTATCAAAGGGTTCAATTGAAATAAAGTATATGACGGCTAAAGAAGAAGATATATTAGCCTCACAAAATTTAATAAAAAAAGGTGTTGTACTTGATAAATTATTTGAATCAGTTGTTGTTGGTACTGGTGTAAATGTTAATGATATATTCATTGGTGATAAGAATGCAATTCTTTTAGCAACTCGTATCTTAGGATATGGAAAAGATTATCATGTAGAAGTGAATGACCCATTTACTGGAGAAACACAAAAAGTAAACATAGACCTTTCAGCAGTACAGATTAAAGAAATTGATGTAGATGCACTAAATTCAGAAAACAGATATGAATTTGATTTGCCACTTGGTAAGAAAAAAATCATATTTAGATTATTAACACATAAGGATGAAATTGATATTAATGCTGAAGTACAAGCACTTAATAGATTAACTAAAGGTGATAATATATCTCAAGATGTATCAACTCGTTTACGATATATGATACAAGAGGTAGATGGTAATGAAGATAGAGGATTTATTAATAATTATGTAAAGAACAGTTTACTTGCAAGAGATTCCAGAGCTCTTAGAAAGTATGTTCAAACATTCACTCCAGATTTAGAATTGAAATTCAATTTTGTATCTGATATTACTGGTGAACAGGAGGCACTAGATATCCCCTTCGGGGTTGGGTTTTTTTACCCTTCCGAGTAACTACTCTGCACAACTACATTCTCAGATTTGGGAAATGGTTAACTATGGTAATGGATTTACTTGGTCAGAAGTTTACTTCATGCCAATTCATTGGAGAAACTTCTATTTCAAGAAGTTATTAGATGCCAAGAAAAAAGAAAAAGAAGAACACGATAAGTCTTCCAAGAAAAAGGGAGGACGAAGTCCAAATGTAAGAGTGAAGAAGTAAAATTCTTCACTTTTTTTTTGTCGTATATTTATATAAGAACAAATATATAGGATTAACAACATGGCTAAAAAAGAAATCAACGAAGGATTGTTTGGAGCAGCTAAAAAGTTTTCTGATGCATTTTTTGATGGATTGAAAACAAACTCAACAAATATTGCTTTAAAGAAAGCTAAACAAAAAGGATTCCCACCTGAAATACAAAAACAAATGGATAGAGTTAATAAGGAATCTGAAAAATTAAGAAGTCAACTTAAGGGTTATACACATAAAGTAAGATAAGGATTATAAATGGCAGCAGATAGATTAAAAGCTTTACAAGCTATTGAAAAAGCTCAAATACGATATCAGAAATTACTTGATCAACAAGAAAAATCTGGTAATGACTATACTGTGTCATTAAATAAACAAAACGAAAAAATTAAAAAACTTGCAAGTGGACTTAAGGAGATTAACAATGGTAATCAAAAGTTCATAGGTGAATTAGAAAAAGGAACACAATCAATCGCATCTCATTTTAAAGATTTTAGTACAGCACAGATGGAATCTGTAACTGCTACTAAATCAATGGGTAGCTTAAATGAAGCACAACAAAGTGCAATTTCAACTATACTTGAAGACACACGAAGTTTATCAGAATTAAATTCAGATGATGTAGAGCAAGTATTGGCAAAAACCGAATCACTAAAAGAACAAATAGATATAGCTGCAGCTATTTTGGGTAAAGACTCGGAAATAGTTGCAAGTATGGAAAGGCAATTAGGATTTGCACAAGATATTGCTAAAATGTCTAAAAAGGAAAAGGAAACTCTATCTAATCAAATTTCTGCATTTGATACACTTAATAATATATCGGGTGGGTTTCTAAAAACACTTGAGGATGTATTTCAAAGTACATCAGCAATAGTAGGCTCTATAATTATTGGAATTGGAAAAGTAGCGGGTGTACTTGGTAAGACAACTCGTGAAATGGGTGGTTTTGTTGGTGGTTTAACTGGAGCAACATCCCAGGTATCTTTATTATCAACCATATTTCCACAAGCACTTGATACTGCTAAAGGATTATCGGCTGAATTTGGTGGGTTAAGTGATTTATCATTTCAAACTCAACTTAACACTAACCTCATGGCAACGAACATGGGTATTAGTGGAACTGAAGCGGCCGCATTAACTGGTAACTTTGCAAGATTAAACGGTGGTAGTGTAGAAACGGCACAAAACTTAGCAGAATCTACAAAACAATTAGCTATCGCAAATGGATTAATGCCATCTCAAGTAATGGCAGATGTTGCTGGTTCTGCAAAAGCATTCGCAGAATATGGTTCAGATGGAGGAAAGAATATAGGAATAGCCGCAGTTGCAGCAGGGAAACTTGGTGTTAATATGGCTACAATGACCGGTGTTACAGATTCTCTATTAGATTTCGAATCATCTATTACTAAGGAATTAGAATTAGGTGCAATGTTAGGTAAGAATATAAATCTTGGTAAAGCAAGACAATTAGCATATGAAGGTAAGATAGGAGCATCTGTAA